AAGAGAGTAACGAGAGAAAGAAACAGGATGACAAACAAAGCAAGGCTGAAGAGTTACAAAGATATAAGGACTTAGAAAGACAGTTAAGCGAAGCTAGGATTGCAGGAGCAGAAATAGACCGAGAGAATAGGGCTATGATTGCCGCTGACTTAAACGATGATAAGGCTAAGTTTGACCAAGAAGCAGCCGATGCAGAATACGCTATATTAGTAGAAAACGAAAAGAAAAAAGAAAAAGCCAAAGCTGATGCTGAGGCACAAGATAAACTAAGAGCAGAAAGAAGAAAACAAACCGAGGCTAACTATTGGGCTGCTGCTAGCTCATTGGCTGATACTTTCTTTATGTTACAAATTAATGCCGCCGAAGGTAATGAAGAAAGACAAAACGAATTAAGAAAGAAAGCGTTTAACGTAGATAAGGCATTAAAGGCATCACAAGCAACAATAGATGGTTATAAGGCTGTTACTTCAACTTTAGCACAAGGTGGTGCTTTTGCTGTTCCTTTGGCTATTTCAGTAGGTGTTTTAGCTTTTGCAAATGTGGCTAAAATCCTAGCTACTAAGTTTAACGCTGGCGGTGGTTCGAGTGGTTCAGCTTCTACACGCTATTTAAAGCATTCATGAAAATATTATACATTTTTTCATCTTGAAGCACTATGTTTATAGCAGTAGATAAAACCCATTTTCTCACATTATTGTAAGACTCTAAATCATATTGATTTTTAGGTTCTGCTTCAGAGCATAGGATACCGATTAAGCTATCAACATCTCCGCCTATGCCTAAGATAGTGTCGCCACTTTTTGAGTTATAAGAAACAATAACTATTGCATCATCTTCTGTAATTTTTTTTGTAAACTCTCCTAGAGAATTATACAAGTCTAGTCTGTGGTCTATATTCATGTTTATTTGTTTTTAGGCAAATATACAACTTTTTAACATTCAAAACAAAAAGACCATCAAAAATAATATATACTTGATGGCACAATTAAACGGTTTACCCGTATTCTATATTAAAGTGGATGAATCACTAGAGAGTAATCAAGGAATTGACTTTATCTCTTTAGTTGATTATCCAGCCATTGAATCTAATTGGGTGGCTTTATCTAAGGAAACTAAGTTTAGTTTTAACGCTGATAAACAACTTCTTTACGGTGCTATATTAATTCCTGACCAACCTATTTACCGATTCGATAAGAAGATGGGTGAGTTCTATGTAGTGTTCACAAAGGAAGAGATTTTGAAAATGGTTCGTAAGTTCCAAGCACAACAAAAAACAATCAATCTTAACTACCAACACAAGAACGATTCACAGATCGCTAATGCTGTAGTACAAGAAATTTGGATTGTAGAGAACCCAGACAAATCATCTAAGTATGTACCTAACTTGCCTGAAGGCTCTGCATTTGTAGTAGCTCACATCGGTGATTCTAATTTTTGGAATCAAGAAGTAAAAACAGGTAACGTTAAAGGTTTCTCTATTGAGGGCTTCTTAGACATGGAAATGAAATCAATTAAAAATAACATGGAAAAACAAAAATTCGTAGAAGCTATCACTTCAAGTGGTACGCTTAAAACAGAAGCCGAATCTTTTGCCCCAGGTGCTGCTTGTACTTTAGTTACGGCTGAAGGAACAGAAGAGAAAGCACCAGCAGGAGAGTATATGCTTGAAAATGGTACAAAGGTTGTTATTGATGAAATGGGAATAGTAACAGAAGTTGTAGAAGTAGCTGAAGATGATGCTATGCTAAACTCTGAAGAAATTGCCGTTATTCAAAAAGCAATCGAGCCTTTAATGGCTGAAATGTCAAAACAATTAGCAGACTTAAAATCTCAATTAGACGAGGTAAAAACAAAGTTTGCACAAACCCCAGCAACTAAGCCAGCTACAACTGTAGTAGAGCCTAAGACTGTTGAGGCTTCTAAATTCTCAAAAATCGAAAACCTTAAAAAATTAATCAATAAAAAGTAAAATAAAAAATGGCAACTACTTTATCAAACTCAACAACATACACAGGTAAAGACTTAGATGGTTTTTATAGTGTAGCACTTTTGACAGGAAAATCAAAAGAGCGTTTCCGTTTGTTTCCTAACGTTAAATCATCTGTAAAAGTTGGTAACCTAGCTTTAGGTAATATCTTAGCTGATGACTCATGTTCTTTTGAAGCAACTGGAACTATCACTTTAGGACAAAAAACTTTATCAGTATGTCCTTTAAAAGTTAACTTACAACTTTGTGAGAAAGATTACGAATCACTTTATTTATCTGAGCAATTGCGCCCAGGTTCTAACGTTGATGGTAATATCCCTCCTTCATTTAATGACTACTTATTGAAATTAGTTTCTGAGCGTATCTCTCAACAAACTGAGGTTATTTGCTGGCAAGGTGACGATACTAACTCTCCTGGTACATTGTGTAACGGTATCTTAGTTCAATTAGCTGCTGATGCTACTGTAGTAGATGTTGCTGCTGATGGTACTAAAATTTCTGCTACTTCAACTGTAGTTGCTGAGATCGCTCGTATCTACGCTCAAATCCCTAACACTTTGGATAAGTCTAAAGTTAAAATCTTTATTTCAAATGCAACTGCTACAGCTTACAAACAAGCATTAGTAGCTGCTAACCCTGCTTTAGTAGGTTATAATCAAGGTGATTACTCTTTACGTTATATCGACGTAGAATTAGTAGAAGCACCAGGTATGCCTCCAAACAAAGCGGTTGCTGCTGACCCTGAGAACTTATGGATGGCTACAGACTTAATGAGCGATGAAAGCGAATTAAATGTAATCTCTATGAAGGGCATCTTAGGTGAGCCAACTGTACGTATGATTACTGAGTTCAAATTAGGTTTTGGATTTGGTAACGGTGCAGAGATTGTTTACTACGCATAATGAGTGGGGATTAAGTTCCCCCTCTTTTTATTAATATTTAAAATTAAAAAAGAAAATGGCTTGTTCAAATTTATCATCTGGTCTAACTTTAGGTTGTGACAACAATATTGGTGGTATTAAGGCTATTTACATCACTGAGAAATCAAATACACAGAAGAATTAGCAAGCGATCAAGCTGCTGGAAGAGATTTGTATACACAGACTGTAACTTTAGTACTTAACCGTAGAGAAAAGACAAAGAGAGATAAACTAATTTTATTAGCTCAAAGAGAGAATTTATTAATCATGGTTAAAGACCAAAACGATGTTATATGGTATTTTGGTGAAACCAACGGCATGAATTTAACTACTTCTGCTGGTGGTTCTGGTGTTGCTAAGACTGATGCAAATCAGTATGTATTGACATTTGTAGGTGAAGAGCCTAGCCCAGCTAATACTGTAACTGCTGCTTGTTTAGCAGCTAACACATAATACTGTTTGTTTGTTTGTTTAAATGGGGGGTAACGCTGTAACGTTGCTCCCTTTTTTTATTCAAAACAATTTACAATAACTGTAATATATTAATATGATTTACATTACAAAAGGTCAGGCTAATACGTGTGTATTCACATTTAATGAAAAAGCCACTACTACGACTTATGATGTATTATTCAAATTCACTAACGAAATAACAGGAGAATCAAAACTATTCACAGGATTTGATTTAAGCACAAATAGAACACGTTATAACGAATTTGTAATAACTGAAAGCACAACAGAAAACGTTTACAATTCAACTATAGAACTAACACCTACTGGATATTGGACTTATATCGCTTATCAAATGGCAGATACTAGCCCAACAAGTTTAAACCCAGCTAATGCAGTAGGGACTTTAGAGATAGGCAAAGTTTACGTTTATGATAGTACTGAGAATGTAAATTATACGTTCACAGACGATGAAGATAAAAATAATAAAGTATTTGAAGGATGAGTATAATTAGAGATTTTAAAACTGCTTTAACTAAGGCAGTACGAAAAGAAGCTAAGTTCACGGGAGATAATTTCTCGGTGTTTGCTTCTTCTATTCCAGAAGTTCCAAAAATCATAGAGAAAAAGAATGTAGACTTCGTATTTTACGGTGAGGATAATTTATACCCTTATCAACTTAACGACCTTCCTTATGGTTCAGCAATTCACAATTCTATTCTAAAGACTAAAACCAAAATGACTCATGGCGACGGTATCTTATTAAACGATGCCAAAACTAACGAGGAATCAATTGCAGTTTATAATAGTTTAAGCGGAGATGTAAAGGCTGATTTTGATTTGATTTACTTTAATCCAAACGGTAAAGAACCACTCCTTAAAATATTAGAGCGTTTAGCATGGGATTTACAGCTTTACGGAGCATTTTGTTACGAAGTGATATATAACATGGACTTTACAAAAATAGTCACTTTAAAGTACGTAGATGTGAAATATATCCGTGCAGGGAAGATGGTTGAAGACGAAGTAAAAGAATATTATTATTCTAGGGATTGGTCACAATGGAAACGCCCAGACTATGCACCTAAAAAGATAGCAGCATTTGACCAAAACAACAAAGAAAACTACAACCAGTTAGTTTATGAGAAAGTAGGAAATTTAGATTATTATGGTGTTCCTAGTTACGTTGGTGCTATTACTTGGATTTATACAGACTTTCAAATGGGGATTTTCCACAAGTCTAATTTAGAAAATGGAATGAACCCGAGCATGGCTTTAAAGTTCTACAAGTTACCAGCTAGTGAGAATGATAGAGATATGATAATGGATAACATTAAGTCTCAATTTACAGGCTCAAAGAATACGGGTAAGCACATGGTTTTCTTTTCTGATGGCAAGGAATTAGCACCAGACATCCAACCTGTTGAGACTAGCGGACTAGATAAACAGTTAATTATATTAGCTGAATTGTGTGATAAGAAAATTTTAACAGGTCACCAGTTAACCACTCCATTACTTGCAGGGGTATCAATTAGCGGTCAATTAGGAGGCAATACAGAGCTTCAGACAGGCTTTCAGATATTCGATAAGGTAAGTATGGAAGCTGATAGGAATTATGTCTCACAATCAATTCAAAAGGTTTTTAATTACAACAAAACAGGAGTTAAAATAAGTATTAATCCATTTAACCCTTTTACAAATGGCTAACGCATTTTTTATCAGTGAAACATACTTAAAGGATAACACACCTTTGAGTAGAAATATAGACATGGCTGAACTTTACCCTTTTGCTAAAACAGCAGAAGAGGTATACATCCAGGAGGCTATAGGAACGAATTTATACGATGACTTAATAACTAAGATTATCGCAAACACTTTAAGCGCAAATGAGATCACGTTATGTAAGAAGATTCGTTCTGCTTTAATTTGGTTTACCATTTACGATGCACTTCCTTTTATTCATACTAAAATAAGGAATATAGGTACAGTAAAGCAGAATGGAGAGAACCTTGAGACTGCCGATAGAAGTGATGTAAGTTATTTAAGAAAAGAGGTTAAGAACAAAGCAGACTTTTACTTACGTAGATTACAAGATTATTTATGTGAAAATCAAGACTTATTTACTGAGTATTGCTGTTCAAATTGGGACTGTTCAAAACTGTTACCAAATACGAACGTAAGCAATTCATGTGATTTGGCTTTTGATAGAACACAAGAAATAGATGTTAAATTTTTAAGAAGATATTTTGGATGAGTACTGTAAATGCAAATATAAGACTAGGTTATCAAAATGCTGCTTGGTTTGCAGCAAACCCAACATTAGTGCTATTAAGTGGACAGATAGTGTATTGCTCAGATGGTGTTAATATTGGTAAGTATAAAATCGGGGATAATTCCACGCAATTACAAAATTTAAATTTTTATGGTGGTGTTTCATCTTCTGGTTTGACTATTGGAACATCAACGATAACAAGTGGAACTAATACAAGAGTATTATATAATAACAATGGGGTTGTAGGGGAATACACGGTAACAGGTACAGGAACAACGGCTGTATTATCTACTTCACCTACTTTTACTACTGATATAACCACACCTAAAATAATAGCCAGCGATTTGTTGATTTATAATTCAGCTACTGAATATTATAATTTCAAAACAATTTCATCTAACTTTGGTGGTCTTTATTTTAATACAGGTTCTCCTAGTTCAACAAATTATACATTTGGAGGTGATGGGGCTTATGCTGTGGTGAATGCTCCTACTCTTTCTGTTTTGTTTAGAAGTGCTAATACAACATGGGGTTATGGTACTGCTGTCCTTTCAAATAGTAGCGGAGGTCAATTTGCTTTAACTGCTTTAACTAGTTTAAATAATACAGCAAATAGTCAAGTACAGAAATTTATAAGCAATGGAGCTTCTACTCAATGGGCTTCAGGAACTACAGCCACACAATACGAGAATGTTTTTACATCTCCTACCTATTCAGGTGTTGCAGCTACTACTTTAACAATAGCAGCAAATACAGTAAGTGATTTTCCTATTGCCAGCACAAACATGAGTATTACCACAAGT